CGCACCTAAACTTCTTAGGTATCTCATAAAGGAAAATCACTGGTCACCTTTTGAGATGGTTCATATGACACTTGAAATTAAAACAACTAGAGATATCGCTAGGCAGATATTAAGGCATCGCTCGTTTTCATTCCAAGAGTTTTCTCAAAGGTATGCTGAGGCAACAGTGTTTATTACTGACCGAGAGTGTCGTACACAAGATACGAAGAACCGACAGAACTCTAATACGACAGACGATAGGTCGTTGAAGGAATGGTGGAGTATGGAACAAAAAGAAATCGCAAAGAATGCTGAACAATCTTATCGTGATGCACTTGGAAGAGGTGTCGCAAAAGAACAGGCAAGAGCATTGCTACCTGAAGGACTTACCGAATCAACTCTGTATATGTCTGGTACTTTAAGGTCTTGGATACATTATTGTGAACTGAGAAGAGGTCATGGGACTCAGAAGGAACATATGGAGGTCGCCGAAAGGTGTTGGAATATAATTGGTGTTCATTTCCCTGACGTGGTTAAAGCATTATGCGAGTAGGATTTACGGCATCGTCTTTTGACTTATTACACGCAGGGCATATCTCTATGCTACAAGAAGCAAAGAGTCAATGCGACTATCTTATCTGTGGGTTACAGACTGACCCTACGATTGACAGACCTGAGAAAAACAAACCCATTCAAAATGTAAGTGAAAGGCATATCCAACTTGACGCTGTTAAGTATGTTGATGAGATAATACCCTATACTACAGAAGAAGAACTCTGTCAATTAATTGCTCTTATTCATCCTGATGTTAGAATTATAGGTGAGGAGTATGAACCTAAAGACTTTACTGCCAAAGAGTATTGTATCGAACAAGGCATTGAAATATATTATAATAAAAGAAGGCATGGTTATTCTTCATCTTTTTTAAGAAAACGTCTTGACTTATAGGTTTGTTTAGTATATAATAGGGTTATATTATGAAAGGTTTATATTATGAAAATTGAAATGAATAAAAGTTACTCGGTTTCTCCAAGGTGGAAAAAGTCTTGGATAGATAACGAATTTTTCAGAAACGATAAAGGCGTTATAGTTGAATTATCAACACTTTGGAGAAGTGGTTCATGCGTCATTACCCCTTTAAATGAAGATGAAGTTGAAATGCTCACTGACGCTATTAATAATACAGATGGCGATGAGTTTTATCCACAGGAATTTGAAGAATATGAATTTGTTGAAACTTGGGACGGTATCTCAGAGGATTTAATCTTTGGTGGAGAAAGCATCTCTGAAGATGAGCAGACACGTTTAATAGAAGGTTGGGATGAAGACCGATATAGTTTCTTAGAAGAAAAAGAAGGTTTCTATATTGATGATAGTGAGTGTATTCTTATAGGTGAACTTGTTATCACAGAAGAGGGGGATGTATGAGAGAAGGTAATCCAAAATACAAATACAGTGAGGACTTGAACCTTGCTGACTTATGGAACTATGTAGATGATACATATGATCAACATTATTCTAAAAACAAGTTTCAGGCAACTGAGTTTATTATCGACGGAGGTCATGGAGATGGTTTCTGTATCGGTAATATTATGAAGTATGCCCAACGCTATGGTAACAAGAATGGTTACAATCGTGATGACATAATGAAGGTACTTCACTATGCGTTAATACAACTACATGTTCATGACCACTATGGGAGAGAAGAAGATGAATAGAAAATTAAGAAGAACAACTGATGCCGCAATGAGAGGTGTATCTGTCATAGATAAAGAACTCGATATGTGGGCACAGAAATATTCAAGCGGAGGAGGAGTTCCTCGTTCTGTAAAGTTGCGAGTTGCAAGACTTGTAGAGGCACGCAAGGTTGCGGTACAGATGGAAGAAGAGAAGACCGATGGATAGTATCGTCATACCAATGACTATCATATGGACTATTGCTTTTATGGCATTAATCTATATGGCAATACTATTGGGTGACAAAAATGAGTAGTATCCCGATGGAGGTATGGGCATCATGTTATGTGTTTGTCTGTATTGCCCTCGCGATATTTTGGAAGGATGAACAGTAATGTTAGATTGGATATCAACCCTTGGAACACCTACTCTAGTGAGTGCGTGGATAGGTGGAGCATTACTCATAGCAATTATGTGGAAGGATGATTAATATGTTAGGATATATTTTTATAGCGGCAGTAGTTACGGCAGTACTCGTAAACTATGTAGAAAACTTTATTTAAAAAAGTAAAAAAAGTACTTGACTTTTTAGTTTGCATCAGGTATAGTGATAATATAACTTGATATGAAAAGGAAGTTAGTTATGGGAAGAATTATTAAAGATGATGTAATTTATTATACTGGTACAGGTGATTTAAGTGATACTCTATTTGAAGCGCCAACATGTAGTTGTTGTAATAAGCGAAGCGCAAAGTATAATGGAACTTTTTGTGCAAATAAACCATATTTTCGAAAAGTAGGTAAAGATACAGAATTGTACACCGATAAGATAGGTGAACCTATATGCGATAAATGTTTTAAAAAAGATAATCGTAAACTAGGTAAAGGTTGGGCATGGGGAACGCGTGCCAGTTCGAATGGTCGCATAACTCGTGAATATTTGATGCACCGTAAAGATTATTGTGAAAATATAGATGGTCGTCTTGGGTTTACATGTACAACAACATTTCCTGACGATGTTGAAGTTAGAGAACAAATGCTTGATGTTGACCACGTGGATGAAGATAGCACAAACAATAATCCTGAAAATCTACAGACACTTTGTGCTTGCTGTCATCGCGCCAAGACGAATTATGAACGAGACTTTCAAAGTCCAAAGAAAGCAAAAATTCTGAAAAATATGCGCAAGGTTGCGAAAAAAATTATAATAAAAGAAAAGAAAAAAACTGAAGCGTTAGCGTTTAGAAATATAAAACTTGCAGCTTAACAAATAAAAAAGTTACTTATTTTTAAAATAAGTGCTTGACTTTTTGGTTTTTATCAGGTATAGTAAAGTATAGTTAATAATAAATGAAAGGAAATATTATGACAAAATTAGATTATGAATTTGAAGGTTTTGCTTCTGGAGTCGATGGCGATGAAATTCGCGCTGATATTTATTTTACTGCGACAGTAGTAAACGGAAATGCAGTTGTTGATGCTGAGTCCATTACGGTTTGGGCAGAAGGTATATCTTGCTGTTCTGAAACAGTTACTGAAATGCAGTGTCCACAAGATATGATGGAACAATGTAATCAGTACTTAGAATCTTTAGGTAATGAAGAAATATACTCATACGCATAGAAAGGAAATATTATGTTTATAGTTAGATGTGCAGATACCCACCGAATGGTATGGGGATTTTTTGAAGAAATCAAAACAGAAGCAGAAGCAATACTTCGTGGACAACAGTTCGTGGATTGTGGTTTCATCAATAGATTTGTAATAGAGAGGATAGAAAATGACTAAAGAAATACTTTGTCGTCAATTAAGAAAAGACGAACTCGATAAAATACACGGAACCTGTAGGATAGGTGAAATCCGAGCAACTCGAAAACAGTTGGCAAAGATACTTGGTAAACCTCGTAAGACTAAGGTGCGTCCTCATATAACAAAAACTTTGTTCGAATGGGACTTGGCAGTCAAGACCAAAAGTGGTAAAGAGTTCATCGCGACTATACATGATTGGAAGTCGTGGGAGAATGGTATCAAACCAGAGAACATTACTGAGTGGACGCTTGGAGGTAATCGTAAAAGTGCCAAGAGAACTGCAGATTTATTGGAAGAAGTTCTTTCTGAAGACTCTAGGATTATTGTTTGGAGGAACGCATGATTAGATTATTAGTTGGATTTTTTCTGATGGCAGGAGGAATAGGTGGTATCGAAGAAAACACCGATATGTTCCCCAGTATCTGTTTTGCTATTGCTGGGAGTTTATTGATGCTCTCTGCGGACTTCGAAAAACTTTCGAAAGATTAAAGGAAATATTATGTTTGATAAAAATGGTGATTGTATTTCAGGTTTCGCGATTATGAAGTGTCCTGTTGTAAATGGGTTTCCTCATCCAGATAAAGAATCTACCTTGGTTGCAACCCACGAGTGTTTGGGTAATGCTGAGGAACATAGAATGTTTTTGAATGAGATAGCAGAAACCGAGGAGACTACCTTTGTAATAAAGGAAACCTTTGGTGCAGGAATGTCAACGGATTTTATTTAAAAAAGTTCTTGACTTTTTAGTTTAAATAGTTTATAGTAATAATATAGGAAAGGAAATATTATGTATTCAAGAAGAAGAGAAATAGACGAGATGAGGGATTGTCCTCTTGAGTCAACTATGTTGGCAACTGAGAACTACAACCTAGTCCGTCCGGAGTTTTATGCGTTAGTAGAAAAAACTTTTGGAAACAATATCGTCTACAAAAACTACGCCATCGCTGAGTATAATCTTATACAGAAAGATATTGATGGGGTAGGTTACTAATGCAACTGTTACATGGTTCAATGACTCACAACATACATGGTCGAAAACGCTCGACCAACGCATGGAAGAAGGCAAAACCTTACCAACCAAAGGTTAAACTAGAGGATACATATTCCCTTGGCGATGAGGGTAAAAAACATCGTGAGGCATATCCTTCTCTAAGTGAAATGGGCATGGACTATGTAACACCAGAAGATAAGTCATATAAGTTGAAGGAATCAAAAAACTATACTGTGGCAATCGGATATAACAAAGGTACATACCAAGTTATTCCACAAGACGAAATAAAAAGTATTGGTAGAAAATAAGAAAGGTATAAATAAGAATATAGTTTGTTAATCCAAACTGAAAACTAGGCAGGACGGGGGTGCGAATCCCCCCGCCTCCACCATAAGAACTGATGAGACCCACGGAGGGATGCATACCTCTTCGCAATGAGGGCAATAGGTGATACTATCTGACCCCATTTGACCAGACGCGCAATCGAAAGTCTCTAAACCAATGTCGGTGCATTTGGGTCAGTCTTTTTGATGGGGGCGAATAGTATCGACTGATAGGAATAAGTGAGAGTAGAACTATCGTATGACCACGACATAGGTCAATTTAACTAACTGCAAATGATAACTCATTCGCACATGAAAACTTTGCCCTAGCGGCATAGTGTTTCGGGGTTCGGAGACACCTAGCAACAGAAGTCTCCACTTATTAATATGGAGAAGTTATGAAAGAATTTATATACAATAGTTGGAACGCAATCTTTGACCACAAGTCAAATCCCCTGAGAAACATACCTGATATAGGTGTACGCCATATGGTGCTACAGGTTCTTGCTTGGATGTGGTGTATTGTGTTCGCAGTAATCATAGGAAGTTTTATTGCCGGAGTGTATAGTATGATATTACATATGTTGACACTTGCCGCGATTACAGTTACAGTCGGAACCTTTGAGACCGCAAAAAGAAAACCAGAAGTGTTTCGTAGACCTTCTTCAAGTGCTACCTCTTCACGCGGATATGGTGGAGAACACGAATAAGGGTTGGTCGCCTAATAGACTCGTGAGGTGACATGGTTAGCACCTCTTTCCTTTCAAACTAGGGGCATCTTAATCGGTGTCCCTTTTTTTGTATTTGTAGATATTAATGAGTATAAATAGCGGTATGGACGCAGCGTTTACATTAATAAAAGAACTCGGTTTCCCTGTCGCAATGGCAATGATAGGTGGGTTCTTTATGTTTCTTACACTAAAATATATTATGGAAGGTGTTATTGGACAGGTAAAAACCCTACATAGTATTACAGGTGCATTAGATAATCGTGTAAAGACTATGAACCACGATATGATAAGGATTGATACAACGCTATGTGTCATACTTGGATTGAGACCAGACCTTGACAGGATATCAAGGGCAGACGGAAAGAACGACGCAAGAAGAGATTGATAATGGATGAGATAGTAAACGCGGTAAAGGACTTTGGGTTTCCCATAGTTGCCGCAGTTGGAATGTTATATATGATTTACTTTGTATGGAAAACTATTACAGAGGAGATTGAAGCAAAGTTAGGTGACGCACATGTTACTTTAATTGGACTTATTGATAGAATAAGAATGTTAGACAACGATATTATAAGACTACAACAGAAGTTAGATACTGCTATAGAGATGAAGAGGAAAGATAACGATGAATAGAGATGATATACTAGATAGAATAAAATACTTCTTTGGAGGTTTGATTATTGCTTGGTTGTTGGTTGCGATACAGAGTACGAATGCCTGTGCCGCTCCTATAGACCATAAGTTCAAGTCACCTTCATTCAATGGACAGAATACATCAAGTCATTACCTAACGATTGAGAACCAAGAACGAACTCGTAAGGATGCATTAGAACAAGAGTTAGAGGACGCATTAGAAGAAGCGGCAAGGGAAGCAGAGAATACTACCCTCGCAAGGTTTCTGAGAAATGTGGAGAGTAGGATTTATTCTACACTCTCAAGACAGTTAGTAGATAGCATGTTCGGAGAAAACCCATCAGATACAGGTGAGTTTTTTGTGGATGGTGCAGGGATTAGTTATGTCGTCGATGGCGATAAAGTGGAGTTAACAATTACAGATGAATTCGGGAATGTTACGGTCATTGTTATTCCTATTGGGAATTTTGGTATCTAGTTGTTCAAGTCTTGGTATTGAGGAAATCACTCTAAGACAAACAATAGAAGATGCCCAAGTCCAACGAGAGTTACTTTCAGAGCAACTCAAGAATGTTGGAGAACCGATTAGGAAACCTTCAGTTGCGATTTATTCGTTTACTGATAAGACAGGACAAAAGAGACAGACAAGTAGTGGTGGTACTTCATTTAGTTCTGCCGTTACACAAGCACCAGATACTTATCTGATACGCGCGTTGACTCGTGCGGGGAATGGTGAGTTTTTTAAGGTGGTTGACAGGACTCAACTTGAGTCGTTGACAAGAGAAAGACAACTCATAAGACAAACTAGAAGTTCTTATGAGGGGGAAGGTGCAAAGAAACTACCTGCTTTAACTTTTGCGGGTATGATTATTGCAGGAGGTATTGTGGGATATGACCACAGTATCGAATCAGGCGGTGATGGTGCGAGGTATCTCGGTATCGGTTCATCGCGTGAGTTTAGTCGTGACACGGTGACTATAAACATACGATTGATAAGTGTCGCGACAGGTGAAGTTTTACTTGATGTAATAACAAGTAAAACGATTTTGTCTACTGCCATTGGTGGTGACATATTTCGTTTTGTAGAGCAGGGTACTAGACTTGTTGAGGTTGAGTCTGGTGTTGCCCGCAACGAGAGTGTTTCGATTGCAACTCAACGTGCTATTGAGACAGGGGTTTTAGAACTTATTATTCGGGGAAAAGATAAAAAGTACTGGACTTTAATAAAAGATATAAGAGGATAATCTAATGGCGATTTATAAGAATATCGTTTTTGTTATGATGTTTTTACTGCCTAGTTTTGCGTTCGCGCAGGACAATGAAATCTATATAGACCAATCTGGTGCGGGTGTCACAATCGATATCACACAAGATGGTTCTGGTAACAAAGTGGGCGGTTCAGATACTGACTCAACTAAAATGCTAATAAGTGGTGATAATATTGCCCTTAGTATCGATGCGGTTGGAAGTAGTAACGACGTGATTGGTAATATTGTTGGAGACAACAACAGTGTCGATTTAGATATTGTTGGTTCAACAAACGCATTCAATCTAAACATCGATGCTTCAGATGTATACGGTTCAACAGGAGGTTCATTTAATCTTGACCTGTCTGGTTCTGGTAATACAGTTGACCTTGATGTCGCAGGAAATGACCAAGCAAACAACGCAGACTTTGATTGGATACTTGATGGGGATTACAATACCCTTGATTTTGATATCGATGCGAATGACTACACAAGTACTATGGATGTCATAGGTGACAACAATACTTTGACAGTAGATGTCGATGGGTATGATGGTCATAGTATGATTATAGATGGTTCGGGTAGTTATTGGGATGTCAGTATTGACCAACAATCAACATTACAAACCGATAGTTTGGAGATAGATTTCAATGGTTCTGGAACAAGTACGACACCTGCTACGATTTGTATTAGTCAGTCTGATTCTGGTACTGCCACAGGTTGCAACTAGTCTAGAAGATATAGGTGCTGTTGACCGAGCAGTCGGTTGGCGACAGGTAGTAAGAGAAACAAAAGAGTTAGAACCCAACAAGGGTTTTGACGTTATATCAAACGATGACCTTCGTACAGGTGACGGACGGATGCAAGTACGTTTCGTTGATGACAGTAAACTACGGATGACAGAACATACTCGTATTGTCATTGATAATGTTGTGTTCGACAAAGACCCAAGTAAATCAGACCTTGCTATGACCTTTGCCCAAGGAACAGCAAGGTTTATTTCTGGTGGACTTGGTAAGGTAGACAAAGAAAATATCAGACTCAAAACTCCGACTGCCACTATTGGTATTCGGGGTACAGACTTTACGGTTACTGTAGATGAGTTTGGTAAAAGTCTTATAGTATTACTTCCCGACATAAACGGAGTATCCTCTGGTGAGATTATTGTATCTACTCTGGCAGGAGAGGTGGTTCTGAATAAACCCTTCGAGAGTACAACGACTACTCTATTTGAATCACCACCTTCTAATCCTGCTATACTTGACCTATCCTTAGATATGTTAAACAACATTATGATCATAAACCCACCAAAAGAAGAACAGACCTATGATGACTTCATGGATACACTCAACGAAAAGAAGAACATAAATCCTCTTGATATTGACTTCCTTGATGAAGCACTATTAGATGAAGACGAACTTGACAGAGACTATCTGGAGTTCACGGAATTAGATGTAGACTTTCTAAATGTTGATTTCCTACAAGACCTTCTTGACGATTACTCAGATATACTAGATGACAAAGGTTTCCTTAGTGATGAACAAAAGGGTGGCGAGTTGAGGATTGAAGGAACCGAAGAGGGGTTTGATACTGCGACTCAGTTTAACACAATCGTAGATGCTAAAGAAGTAAGACTACTCAGAAACGTAAATGATATCGTTGATATAAGTACTGATGTGGAACAGTCAACGAGAATAATATATGAGAGTGACGGAATAGAGTTTGATGACATCGTAATAAATGGTGGTCAATCTACAACACTAACTATAAAGCAATAATATGAAAAACTGGCACGTACTCGTAACACTGGGACTACTCTTACTAGTTAGAGTTGCTGACCCATTCATGTTAGAGAGTGCTAGGTTATCTTGGTTCGATGGATTACAGAGAGACCAAGAACCCACTAAGTCAGAACAGATTGTCCTCGTAGATATAGATGAACCTACACTGGAGAAACTAGGGCAATATCCGATACCAAGAAATATCCTCGCAGATTATATAGACGAAGCACCAGAGGCATTAATAGGAATCAATATTTTACTAAGTGAGGAAGACAGGTTCGGAGGAGATGCGGCACTCGCCTCAGCACTATCTTGGAAAAACTCAGTACTCGCTATAACTCCTTCAAGTAAAACAAATACAAAATACAGACCACCGACCATAGGTACAGCAACTTTTGGAGAGAAAGACGCGACTGATTTCTTGCCCGAACTCAACGGAATGTTATTTGCGAGAGAAGAACTTCACGACGCATCGTTAGGGTATGGTACAATATCTTCATCACGAGATGTGGACGGAATACTACGACGAGCACCTCTACTTGAATACTTTGACAATAGAATATACCCCGCATTCGCATTAGATATTCTCAGAGTTGCGGCAGGAGATATCTCATACCAAATATCCACAGATGATTATGGTATTCAGTTTGTTCGTATTCCTGCCTTCAAGAACATACCTACAGATATAAACGGAAATGTTCAGATAGCATTCTGGAATCAGTTTGAGAGATATTCCTTTACAGATATAGACAAGATACCCGAAGGAAGTATCGCGATAGTTGGTGCTACCTTTGAGGGAAGTCCTGTTGTAACAACTCCTATCGGTAATATGTATCCGCACGATATTCAAGCAAACCTCATCAAGACTATGATAGATGGTGTTGTCATAACAAGACCCGATGAGTTCTTTATATACGAACTTCTATTTACACTGATTGTATCCCTATTACTTCTCTTTGCTCTTATTAGATTACCAATAATCTGCTCCGGCGCAGGATTTATTGTGATATCTATTTTATCTGTGATGGGTGCTACGTCACTCTTCACTAAATCGTATCTATTGATTGACCCTGTGTTTCCGTTACTCGCATTACTACTTGTATTCTCACACGGAAGTTTTGTCCAGTTCTATACTCAGTTCAAATTGAAACAACAAATCAAAGCACAATTCGGAACATATCTTGACCCAAGACAAGTAGAACAACTTCAGAAAAATCCAGACCTATTGAAGTTAGGAGGAGAGAGACGCGAGATGTCTTATATGTTTACTGACATTATTGGGTTCACTCCTATATCAGAACACTATAAGAACAACGATGACCCCGAAGGATTATGTGAACTCATAAATGAATACCTAGATGAAGTCACTCAAATCGTCTTGAATAATGGTGGTATGATTGACAAGTTCATGGGCGACTGCATAATGGCAGTATTCTCTGCACCTATTGTAATGGAGAACCACGCAGAGATGGCAGTCAAGTCTGCTATAGAGATAGAACAGAAGACCCTTGAACTCAAGAAGTTATATAAAGAACGAGGTCTACCCGATATAAATGTTGGGACAGGGGTGAATACTGGAACCGCAATCCTTGGTAACATGGGTAGTAGTACAAGGTTCGATTACTCTGTAATTGGTGATGCTGTCAATCTTGCGGCACGATTAGAAGCAACTGCGGGTCGTGGTGATTATAAAAAGTTCCCTACGATTATTAGTAGTTATACACAAGAACTCTTACCTAAAGATATGAAGTCTATTAAGATAGGCGATATCAAAGTAAAAGGTAAAGAAGAACTCATAGAAATATTCTCCCCATATAAATTCCAAAAATAATTTACTTATTTTAAAAATAAGTCTTGACTTTTTCTGCTCAATAGTATATACTATAATTATAGTCAGAAAAGTAAAGGAAAAATTATGGCACACGAACTAGAAATTATAAATGGTAAAGCACAAATCGCATATGCAGGAGATGTTCCTTGGCATGGCATGGGCACAAAGGTAGATTCAAATTTAACTCCCGCAGAGATACAAATCGCTGCAGGTCTGGATTGGTCTGTTCAAAAAGAAACGATGACAACATCATCTGGTGTTGAAATCAAAGGAAAGAAAGCACTCGTTCGTTCGGGTGACAACAAAGTCCTTGATGTAGTTGGCGACAACTGGAACCCTGTACAGAATGACGAAGCATTTGAGTTCTTCTCAGAGTTCGTTAACGCAGGTGATATGGAGATGCATACTGCGGGTTCACTAAAAGGTGGTAAGATGGTTTGGGCACTTGCTAAAGTGAAGGAATCATTTGACGTACTAAAGGGTGACCAAGTTGATTCATATCTCTTGTTCTCAAATCCTCATATGTATGGTAAGTCAATCGACGTTAGGTTTACACCTATCCGAGTTGTATGTAACAATACATTATCTCTATCACTAGAGATGGCATCTAGGAATGCTGCTACCTTATCTCATCGTAAGGCATTTGACCCTAGCGAAGTAAAAGAAACTATGGGTCTTGCTCATGAGAAGTTTGCTAAGTTTAAAGAGACTGCTCAGTTCCTTGCTTCACGTCAGTTCACTGGCGAGTCTCTCATAAAGTATTACAATGAAGTGTTCCCAAGAACATATAAGGGTAAGAAAAATGTTGAGGTTAAGTCTGTTGAAGACCTAGCAGTAAATGCTAGAAAAGCATACGAACTTCTTGGTACTCAAGCAGGAGCGGAGTTCGGTAAAGGTTCTTGGTGGTCTGCGTTTAACAGCGTGACTTACTTTACTGACCATGAGATGGGTCGTAATGCAGATAGTCGTTTATCTTCCTCTTGGTTTGGTGCGAACCAAACTCGTAAGGTGAAAGCACTAGAGAAGGCAGTAGAGTTTGCGCTCTAGTGTCTTCAAAAAAACTTTACTTATTTTGAAAATAATGCTTGACTTTTTGGTTTTTTTCAGGTATAGTAATAATATAAGATAAATTATGAAAGGAAAAAAATTATGTCTTTTAATATGTTACCAGAAGTAGATTCAAGTGGTTTGAAGAACTTCCCTTGTTTCTCTGGTGAAGGTACTCACTTGATATTTGGAGTGGCAGGTGCCTTTGAAAAAAGTTCTAGAGAAATGTTCAGTAACATTTGGCGAGTGATTCGTGACAATGAAATGATGAACCCTGCTTTCAGGCATCTTGGAGGTATGATTGATTCTGTAAATATAGTTTCAGTTGATACTCAAGCGATTATGAATGGTTGGGAAAGCAGTATCAAAGCAAATTGTAATGATATTACCTTTATTGGTGATGCGAACGGAGAGTTTACTCGTAAGATGGGTATGGGTTCAGTGTTTGCTGATGGTACTACTAGAAGTTGGTTCTGGTGTGCTATGGTCAGTGATGGTTTCTTCGATGTCTGGACTCCTGCTAAAGGATTTCGTGATGGTGTTGAATTGAGTGAGTTAGAAAACTCTGACACTGTTTTCAATGCGTTCAGAAGTTTCCACAACGAAACTCGTAACTTCATCGATGAGTTGTTTGAAGAAGAAGAGTTGAAGTCGGTAGCAGGAAAGTAGTATATGACACACGTAAACTATGATTGTCCCGAAAAGTTTGTTCCTTATATCAACGGTTGTCTTGATGTTCTGGGTCTATGGAAATATCCTGACCTAGAACTGACAGTCGTGATGGAACCTACTATTACAGGTGGGGCACATGGATACTGTTGGGGAGATACCGAAGAAGTAGAAGTTGAAATCGCTACTGACAAAGTTGCGATGGACGAAGTATGCCTAACGATTGCCCACGAACTTATTCATGCGAAACAGTATGCGTCTGGTGTACTGGACGAAATGAACTGGAAAGGTAAATGTTACAGAGATACTAAGTATACAGAGTTACCTTGGGAAGTAGAAGCATACAATAAAGAAGAAGAAGTGATGCGTAAAGCAATAGAGATTATGAGAAGGAAAATATGATGCAGCAGAAAGTGATAGGACTTATACCCGCAAGATGGGAATCAAGTAGGTTTCCTGGAAAACCACTAGCAGAGATAGATGGTATACCGATGATACAAAGAGTATATGAGCAATGCCTTATGTCAAAAAAACTCTATTCAGTAATAGTCGTTACGGATAATGTTGCTATTCATCAATATTGTAGAGATAACTTTATGGAAGTTGTTATGGTAGATGATGATGTTGAAACAGGTACAGATAGGATTGCTCTCGCAGTAAAGAATATGCACGGAGTTAGATACTCAGATATCTTTATCAATATACAAGGTGACGAACCTCTTATCAATCCTGAAGCAATAGACAAGATGATTGATACCTTTGACCACGAGATTGGTGTATCGGTTGCGTACAGAGTAATGACAGACTATAGTAAAATGAATGATAGAAACGTGACCAAGGTTGTTATAAATGACAATGGTTATGCTATGTTTTTCTCAAGACTTCCTGTATCGAAGTTACAGTCACTAGGTTTGTTTGCATTCAACGCAAGTACACTTCGTAACTTTGCTAGAAAAGATGACTCTCCTGACACTACCGAGAGTATTGAGATGAGAAGGTTCCTTGAACGAGGGCAACTTGTAAAGATGGTAGAGGTAGAAGATTATGGTTTGGCGGTTGATATACCAGAAGATATAGAAAAGGTTGAAGACTTTCTAAAATTCAAAAAAGAAATAAAAGAGAAAATGCTTGACTTACAAGAGTAAGTATAGTATACTATGATTAAATTAAATAGAAAGATATAATATGTTTATACATGAAGACGTTGAACTCACAGAGATGAATGCCGTAACAACTGAGAAGGGACGTACATATCGTACACCTGAAGGAGTTGACTTACCTTCTATCACCACTGTACTTTCTATATTATCACGTGACTCTATCGCTAAGTGGCGTAAAAGAGTAGGAGAAAAAGAGGCGAACCGTATCTCTGGAAAAGCAGCAGGTCGTGGTACTCGCGTTCATGAGATTACCGAGAAGTATATTAATAATGAACCTGACTATAAGGAAGGGTACACTCCGGATATCATTCATTCGTTTAATGTAATGAAACCTATACTCGATGGATTTATTGGTAAGGTCTATGCTCAAGAAGCACCTCTGTACTCTACTCATCTTGGAGTTGCGGGTAGGGTTGATTGCGTTGCTGAGTTTGATGGGGTAGTCTCTATTATTGACTTCAAGACTTCAATGAAACCTAAGAAAAGAGAATGGGTCAAGAACTACTTTATGCAAGAGGCAGCGTATGCTATCATGTGGGAAGAACGTACAGGTCAACCTATTACTCAACTCGTAACTATTATATCAGTAGACGGTAAAGACAAACCACAAATCTATGTGGAACACCGAGATAACTGGATAAACACCCTAAGAGACACAATAAAAAAGTATAATGAGGAAAATTCCAGTTTCAAATTGTTATAAATAGATGTAAGAAATCTTTTTTATACATATGGGAAACTACAATGAAATCGTTTAAATCTTTTTCTACCTTGACAGAAGCGACCAAGCTATGGTTAGGGTTTGACGATTTACCTGCAATAATGCATCCCAATCTAAAACAATTCTTTAAAGATTTAAAATCTGTAGCGGATGCTGAATCAGTGTATATAGACGACAAGTATGATTTTCTAAAGACATCAAAACGTTTAACCATAAAGATTACAGATAAAAGAGCAATCCCTAAAATGGCAGTAGATAGAAAACTCGTTACATATGGGTTTTCTCCATCAGGAAACAAATACCTTTCTTCTAACCTCGTTAATGTTTCTTTAACACCCTCCGGAGGTGTTCGTGGGTCAGGTAAGTTAGCAAGGAAGGGTGATAAAGTAACTATTCCCACTACTTCTGAACAAGAACAAGGAACTATAGAATACTTTAAAGCAGCGTTCAGTAATAGTAATAAAGACATAAAAACTATATCTGATAAAGTTGGATATGATTTTAGTCCTGTTTGGATGCATAACTTTGAACAACAATATATCGCATTTACTGGAAGTATGGGAACTGATTTTAGTAAACATAAAATATATCTTGACTCAGATAGTAAAAGTGACTCAAGCGTATTATTGCGTATCGCTAAAAGGTTAGGTCTTAAAGATAAGAAAGATAATTGGAATCCATCTGATATATGGATTATGTCTATAGGTAAAGCGCAGATTATTTCACAAACAAAAAATATGTCAACGCTCGAAGAGTTTAATGCTTGGTTAGTAAAGAAATATCATTCGAAAGAAATTATCGGAGTTTCTCTAAAGAAAGTATCTCCAAACAAAAAAGGTATTTTTCAAACAGTATCGAACAGCAGTTTACCTGATGTTGACGTAAAAGTAAGTAGAGTATTATTCGACCCCTTTCAAAAGAATTTTATATTAGAAACTGACGGAAATATAAAAGGATTTAATATAAGAGTTGGATATAAAGCAGCTACAGTATCTAGGGACTCAGACATTAGAATATATCTTGAGGGCAGACAGAAAGGTTCTCAAGTTCAACTAGGTGCTGTATCTGCACTTCTATTCCCAGCGCTCGCTAAGAAGAATGGGTTTGATATTAAAACAAGTAAAAAGACTATTTTAGATAACCCAATGAAATATCTGAATAAAACTTTACCTATACTTTTAAGAAATCCCGTAGTGGTAGATAAAATCTCTAAGTATCCTGATACAGAAATAGGATTAAAAGCAGGAGCTTTCCTTGCATTTTATTTAGAAATTTTCTTAGGAAGTGACCCAAGCATACTTAAAAGTTGTTATTACTCAAGTACAAAGGTAAGCGACTTCTCATCTATACATTGTAAGGTGTACTAATGGAAAAGTTTTCATCATTCATAACAGAGCAAAAGAATACTCACATGACTCATATCGAGGACAAAGTTCTCTATGGAGGAGTAAAGGGTACAAGAGAAGCAATCAATGCGTTGCGTGAACTAAGAGATATGCTCGCAGGAAAGACAGACGCTAAACTTTCTGTTAAATGGGATGGCGCTCCAGCAATCTTTTGTGGGGAAGACCCAAGTGACGGTAAGTTCTTTGTTGCGAAGAAAGGCATCTTTAATGTTAATCCTAAAGTCTATAAGACAGACGCAGATATTGATGCTGATACTTCAGGCGAACTCGCAAAGAAACTCAAAGAGGCATTGAAGTATCTACCTGACCTTGGCATAAAGGGCGTTATACAAGGAGATTTCTTGTTTTCTAAATCAGATGTTACTAAAAAAGAAACCATTGATGGAAAAGACTATACGACCTTTCATCCTAATACAATTATATATGCGGTTCCTTATGATCAAGCAAAGGAAGTAAGAGACGCACAGATAGGTATCGTATGGCATACAACCTATACAGGAAAAGACTTTGCATCAATGAGAGCTTCGTATGGTGTTGATGTTTCTAAGTTTAAAAAGTCTAGTAAGGTATGGTCACAGGATGCAATGTTAACAAACGTAGGTGATGCGACAATTAACGAAAAAGAAACCGAAGAAGTAAATACACTCTTATCAAAGTGTGGTGTATTATTCAATAAAATATCTGGCAATACTCTAAGAGAACTCGAAGGCAATGAAATTTTGTCAAGATTAATAGAAACATATAATAATACATATGTAAGAGAAGGTCAACTTCTACCCCCAAGCGCATCTCATGTGAACGGACTTATTAAATGGATAAGTAATAGGTACAAGAAAGAGATTGATAAAAGAAAAAGCGAGAAAGGTAAGAAGACCCAACAGGATAAACTAGACGTGATCATGAAGTTTTTCTCTACTACAAACAAAAAATCGTTAATTAATATGTTCGATTTACAAAAAAGTATTGTATTAGCGAAATTAAAACTTATAAATAAACTTAATAGCATTGGTAAAACTAGTACGTTTGTGAAGACCAAAAAAGGTTATAAGGTCGCAGGAGCAGAAGGTTTTGTTGCTATTGATAAAGTAGGTGGTGACGCGGTTAAGTTAGTTGACCGCATGGAATTTTCGTATAACAACTTTAGTCCAGATGTACTAAAGGGATGGGACAAACCAAGGAAGTAAAAATGAGTAATAAAAAACCATTAGGATTTAACGCATTCACTGAGAGTGAAGACCCTGAAGTTGAGATGGAAGCACTCAACATACAACAACGTATGGCACGTAAACGTTCCATGGCAAAAAATAAAGCCAAGATGGCATTAGGTCGCGCTCGCGCAGCTAGGAAAGTTGCGAGTATGGAAGTCCTTAAAAAACGTGCGGTTAAAGCGGCACGAACTAAAATCGCACTTAAAATGACCAAAGGCGTTCCTCTTAGTCAAGTTCCTATAAGTAAGAAGATAGAGATAGAGAAAAAACTTGAGAAGAAAAAGGGTAAGATTAATAAAGTAGCCAAAAAATTATTACCTGATATAAAGAAAAAAGAAGCTGCTAAGTTACAGAAAAACAAAAAAAAGAGCGATAAGTAATATATAATGATTAAGAATTTTAAAGATTTTCTTATTGAAGAAACCCGTGAGGTCTACTTCACCTTTGGAAGAATGAATCCCCCTACAATAGGTCATGGAAAAGTATTAGATACGATTGCGGGTAAAGCATCTGGTTCAGACTGGAAAGTTTATGTTTCTCAAACAACGGGACCCAAAGACCCATTATCATATTCAGACAAAATTAAACACCTACGGAAAATGTTTCCAAAGTATGGTCGTAATATTATAGTAGATAAGAACGTGAAAAATGTTTTTGGTATAGCAGTAGCACTATACGACGCAGGATACAAACGCATCAATATGGTAGTTGGTGAAGACCGACTACGAGAGTTTGATGTACTACTTAAAAAATATAACGGTACGAAGGCACGTCATGGATTCTATAATTTCGAGTCAATCAAAGTAGTATCTGCAGGTCGTAGAGACCCTGATTCCGAGGGCGTAGAAGGAATGTCTGCATCTAAACAACGTGCCAACGCAAAAGATAATAACTATCAAGCATTCACTTTGGGTGTTCCAAAGAATATGAATGATAAAGATACACGTAAATTGTTCAATGACGTAAGGAAAGGATTAGGTCTTAAAGAACAAACAACATTTAAAAATCACATCGACCTTGGTAAGAAAGACGATACTCGTGAGGCATATGTCAACGGTACTCTATTTGAACTAGGCGATACAGTAGTAATAAAAGAGAGCGATGAGATAGGAGTCGTAACCGTATTAGGTGCGAACTATGTTATCGTTGAATGTGGCGAAAGGAAGTTACGAAAATGGTTAGACGCAGTTCAGTTAGTTGAACGACAAGACCCTGATATAAAGGATAAGAAGGGAACCCAACCTGCGGCATATTATGCGAAGGACGCGACAGGTAAGGATATGGCAAAGTCTACCAAATCGAAACGCGACGCCCACTTTAAGAAAGGACAGGCAATGGATGACGATAATCCAAATGCCTACAAACCTGCTCCGGGTGACAAATCAGCGAAGACGAAACCAAGTAAGTATACCAAAGAATATGAAAAGATGTTCGGAGAGAACGCAGGGGAAATAGGCACAGACAAACTAAAAAAGAAATACACAGACGAAACACCACTAGAAGAACTTTTTGGAAGGCATATAGACCTATCGGGTCGTCCTTTCCTATCAAACTTTGATGGTGTTGTCAACGGAGATATTCACAGAAAGATTATTCGTAGGTGGGTAAAAGATGTTGCGAGAAAGAAGTTTGATGTTACTCAAGCACAAAAACATTTAACCGACCTCGTTAGACTCATAGGTGGTGATATGAGTAGCGTTCAAAAAACACTATTTAAAATCTTTGATAGGAAAGGATTGCCTGCGCGTCTTGACTATCGTAAAACAAGAACATTTATGAAGTCAGATGTAACAGTCAATAAAAAAGACCTAGCAAAGAGAATAACAGAAGCAAGAAGTAGAAGGTTGAAGAAATGACATCTAGTTTCAAAGAATTTATTACCGAAGCAGACGAAGCACTCAAGAAAAAAAGTGAAAAGTCTGGAATATCTTATGGCGTTTTGAAGAAGGTTTATGATAGAGGAGTTGCCGCGTGGAGGACAGGACATCGTCCAGGAACCAACCCTCAACAATGGGGATACGCAAGAGTAAATGCATTCATAGTCAAAAAGAAAAAGGGTGGTCTGAACCACGATAAGGATTTAGCGTAATGAAAAAGTTCAAAGAAATAAGAAAAATAAAAGAAGATGTAAACGAAAGTCTCGGAAAGGCTGCAGCGATTGGGGGTGCTATTGGAGCACTAGCTGGAGCTTCTGGAAAAAATAAAACTCTTGGACAAAGAGTTGTAGGAGGACTTGCCGGAGCAGGACTTGGAGCTGCTGGTGGTGCTGCAATTAACAAAGGTATAGGTGCTATGGCAGCAAAAAAAGCAGCAGGTGCTGCTTCAGCAATAACGAAACCTATTTCATCACTTGCAGCAGATAAAGATGCAGATAAGAAAAAGAAACTACTTCTTGGAAAAAATAAAGATGAACTGACACCTAAGCAAAAGTTGACATTTGACGTTTTAATGAAGAAGTTAGATGGCGGTAAAGAGCACATGAAGTTCAAACGCATGGCAAAGAACCCTGTTCAGGGTGACGACATGTTCCACGGATATGTCAAAGACCTTGCAAAGAAAACAATAAAAGAAAACGTCAAGATATCTTTCCATAGTAAGGGTGCGAAAACTAAGTGGATGAAGAAACAAGCAGTTGCTTCAAAGGAAATTATAAATCAAACACCTACAAGTGTTGAGTTACCTTCTAGATGGAAAGACTTGTCAAAGAAAAAAGACCACGACGAAATCTTCTCAGTTGTAATGGAAGATGATAAGAAAAAAGACGATAAGAAGAAAGATAAAGTTAAATTAAAGGACAGACTTGATAAAGTAACGAAACATGAGTTTACTCCTTTACAAAAGGCAGGTTTAGGGACTGCTCTTATTTCTCTTGGTGCTGGAACTACAGCACAAAATATTGTTAGCGCAAATGAATCCGCTTCTGTAGTTAAAATGGCAGCAAAACAAGCAACGGTCAAAAGTAGGAAACACAAAAACAAAAAGAACGAAATAAAAAGAAAAAACTCTATTGAAGAATTGGCTTTTATTCCAGTAGGTTTAGGTATGGTTGGCCGTTACGCAGCTACAAAGGGTGCTCAATTAGCGGCAACTAGGGGTGGCGCTGCAGCTTTGAAATATGGTAATAAAGTGAAAAGCGGAGCAACTAAAGTGAAAAGCGGAGCAACTAA